CCAGTTCGAGTTTCATGGCCGTGAGTTCTTCGCCACGCTTATTCTCGGCGTTGATGTCTTTGATTACGGCGAGCGTATCGAGGAGCATCTGCGCCGTTCCGGGTCCGAGGAAAGAATCACCTGCGAACTCCATCGTCGCCTTGATGATCGTTGACAGCTTGTCCGCAACGGCGGCATAGCCAGAGGTCAACCAGTCGAAGAATCGCTTAAACTCAATTTCGACAGCAACGAATGCAATCCGCCATGCCAACGCAAACTCTCCGCTGCTGACTGCGTTGAAGATCGAGCGAACCGACGCGATCATATTGCCAGCCCATACCGCGGCATCGGCCATGTTCTGCTGAAAGAATGTCCGCCACGTCGCAGAGAAGCGATAGACAAGAGCCCCGATTGCCACCAGTCCCGCCAGGAATATGGCCAAGGGACCGATCCACGTAGTAGTCAAAAGAGCGCCTATTGCCGCTACAGTTCCCTGAATGACAGACAGCGCAAGTGAAATCGCCTTGGCCAGTGTGGAAATCAACTTCAGCGCACCGCCAGCTATCGTCAAAGCTATGCCCGTCTTCAATACCGTTGTAAGTAGTCCTTTGTTTTGACTGGCCCATTGGGCGAACCTAACAGCCAGTTGTTTGAACAAGTCCAGGAGGGGCATAACAGCCGGTGCGATTGCATTGGCTAACAGCTTGTGAATTTCTCCTAGCCTCTGGGTTACGAGGGCATTGCCGGATGCTATCGCGATGAAGCCTGCTGAAATTGCAACGCCGATCTTTGCAGCAGCCTCGCCGACGCCTTTAGTGAGATGCGCAAAATCCTGTAACTTCGCGCGGGTCTGCGACAGCAAATTCGATAGCGGCTTCAGCAGCTTGTCCTTCAAGAACAGCGTCACGAACGCCCGGCCGGCTTCAATGTCGCTCCGATTGGCCATGCTATTGCGGCTCCACTACGATTCGGCCCGTTGCCATGTATTGGTCGATGTACTTATCCACATTCGCCCTCAACTGCGGGTCCATCGGTTTTTTCTTCGGTGCTTCGATGGCACCCGTTTTGACAAACTCACTCAGGTCAAAGTCGTCCGCCCACACGAGCATCGCTTGAATGCAGGCATGTACGCGGTCTCCCTTCCTGCGTCCTGCCGCCATCGACCAGAGTTGCGCAAGCGTCAAGCCGCGGGGGCTGACACCACAGAACCCGGCGAGTTGGAGACAGGCTTCGATTGGTTCACAGCCAGGCCAGAAACAGACTGAAAGTCCGCCAATGTTCGCAAATCGGTAGCACTCGTCGTCGCCATCGATTCCTTGAGTGCTTCCATGATTCCGGCCTTGAGGCTGTCCGGCATGTCGGGCTGATTCATCATCGCCAGCATCGGGCGAATCTGGTCCCACTGCGCCTGTGCTTCCCGCTGCTGCTTGCAATTGGACTCCAGCGCGCACAGCAGCTTCGGTCGGAAAAAATTTTTAGCGGCCTCCCAAATAGCGGCGATTGCGTGCTCTTGTGATTCGCCGGTAAACGACTCTGCGAATTGCTTGTCGCTTATCTGCTGTCGCTTGAATTCGTCGGCACAGAGGAAGCATACGGCCCGCGTCAGAACTGCGGCGTCGGTTTCAATGCGGATATAGTCCGCCCCAGAAACGTCGGCAAGGTTGATGCCGCGTTCATCGCGAAGAGCGCCGAGCAAAAGGCCGTCAAACCGAATCGTCCATTCGCGGCCGTTGGCATCTTTGAATATTGGCATTATGGGGTTGAGTCTTCGAGGCTAAGTATTTTCAGCGTGGCTTCGTAAGTCGTACTGCTTTGGCTTGCATAGGCAATCACGATCGGGTCGCCGGTAAATGGATTCGTAATCCCCCCGGCGATGTCGTACACGACTGGATAATTGGCGGTTAGGTCGATGTCAGTGATTGCGTCACCGTCAGCATCACGGAACGTGATATGCGCTTTGCTGACTGCGCTTTGGTCGGCAACTTCTTGTGCTAATCCAATGATCTGAATGCTATCCCCATCGATAGCGGTGTTGATTGTTGTCTGCGGAGTGACAACAACCGTCGTGTCTGCGCTGGCCGGGAAGTTGTCGCCGCTGCCGCCATCGAGCGCAAGAGCATTCACCGTCACCGTGCCATCGACGTTGTATCGCCGCCCGCCGCCGCCGCTCGTCCAGTAAACGTCGAACTTCCCAGACGAATATCCATGCCCACCGGCAAGATTTCCGGCCGCTGTATTGGAGTCCGTTTTCACCCAGGACGTTAGCGCCTTGGCTACCGGCAAAGTGATTTCGTAGGGGTTCGGATGGTCGCCGGTTCTTACAACCGACTTTTGTATCGAGACGCCGCCCACCTGGAGCGATGGTGAGTATGTTGCTTGTGGCATCGTTTAGGTCCAAGTGTTCGGATTGCGGAGTTGATCGTTCGCCGTCAGCGTGAATTCAAAAGTCTGCTCGCCCTTGAGCGGCGCGCCGTTTTTCCACTTCACGTTCATGTCGCCGTCGTAGCCCTTGCCGGACGATGCGTTTTTGTACCGGACGCCCATCGCGGCTCCGGCATCGCCAGCGGCCAGCAGTGCGGCGAGGATCGTGTCGTTTGGGCGGGATAGAGATTTGAATGTGATTTCCGGCTTCTTGGCGGTCGGCTTCTCGGTCGCTACGGGCAGGGCGGAGCCATCGCCGCGGGTTGACGTGTCGCCCATTTCGATTTCGAGGTTGTATTCGAGATCGACGACGTTCTTGAATTGTGCCGATGGCGTCGAGCCGACAGTTCCGATAAGGATTTGGGCCTGATAGCCCATGTCGGTAGAGCCGTATTGGTCGTTTGGCATTGGGCTATACTCCTACCGAGCCGCGCCATTCTTCGGCGAATCGGTCTGTGTTTTGTTCAAGGGCTGGCAAAGCAAAGGATCGTTCTGGATAGAGCTGGCCTTTGTATTCGCCGCCAAATTCATGGGCTTGGCCGGAAGTGCCTGCGACGGAATATCGGGGGCCAATTACCGCGTCTTCTTTGGTGGCGTCATATACGATCGCGTTGGGAAGCTGTCGCCGGCGGGTATGCGGTGGCGTGCCAGGCGGAGACGCTACCGGCGAACGCTCAATGGACTGCTGTTCGTCTTTGCGGATGCGGGCAGCGGCATGGCTGAAGTTCTCAAACGCGGCGCGATCAACAGCCTTCGCGACATTCTGGCTTTCGTCGATAAGTTGAGTTGTGGCGTCAATCACGAATCACCCCATGATGACGCTACAGCGGAATGGAACCCGAACGATGCCAGTAAATTGGTGATGCTCGCGCAGATGCGACGGCTTATAGGCCGCGAAAATCTTGGTGCCGGTTTCGGAGTCCCAGGCAAACACCTCGTTGTCGCCGAAACGGTCGAATGAGAAAAACGAGTTGATGTCTTGCACGAGCTGCGTGTACTGGTTGATTTCCTCGACGTTGTACCTGCCATCTGGAGCGCGGCGCTCCGGGCCAAGGTAAACACGAACCACAACGTCAATGGAAGGCCCATATTTCAACGATCCTTGCGTTTCCGGGTCTGTCGAAAGCTGACTTACCGGAACCGCTTCTACCAACAATCCCTTACGGCGGTTTTCCTCAAGCGGTAATTCCCAGTCGGCATAGCTCCATTCGCATTCAAACTCTTGGCTAAACGGCCAGGGGTCCGCGTCGTTCAGCGCCGCTTTCACGGCCTCTGCACAATCCGCTAGGACGTTTGGCATTTGTCAACCAACTTGGCATGCACTAAAACCAGCACACCCCCAGAATCCAACCACTCCATTACCTTGCGTTTCGCTGGCGGCGAGACTTCGTAAACCAAGTCAACGCCGTTCAACGTCTCGCTGATCTGATCTCCCGGGATGGACTCGAATAAGGTGTCGTCGTTCTCAAATCCCAGGTCGCTATAGGTAAAGGTCCAATCGAAAAACGTCTTCGCGATTGCTAGTCCGGTTTGCTGATCGACTTCTACCTCGTAATCAACCTTGTTCGGTGTTCCAGTTGCCGTGAATGTTTGGTCGCGGCGGGTGTAGGCGATCGTGCGTCCGGCTGCGGTTTGCAGTCGTTCGCCGAGCCACGACGCGCCGCGCTGGAGCAAATTCGGCATTGGTTAGGCCGGCAACGGCGGGAATGGATTGTGAATGACGTAGCAGGTCGTATTGGCCCCGCCTCCGCCGTTCGCAACGACAAATCCAAGCGCCGCATTGTTCGTGCTGGTAGTTGTTCCCTTGTTCGTCGAGGCGTCCCACCAGAGCTTCGCACCGTTCGCGGCGTTATCGAGGTTCGTGACCCCGTAAACGCCACCGCAGACCGCCAGGGATCCGAGGGCGTTGTTGGCAATCGGACGATGGCAGATGGCGGCAATCGCGCCGGTGCCTTTCGTATTCGCCGTGACGCTGCCCAACAGAACAACATCGCCGAGGGCGATGGCTCCGCTGGATGGCGTGTAATCGACCATAATCGGGTCGCCGTGTCGGAAGGTCGTCATTACCATTTGCTATACCTCCAAAGGTTCGGGTTCTTCGTGCTGCCCGGCCGCTTCCGGTACGGGGCTTGTGGTTCGTCCTCGCTTGGGTGATTCGTTGTCGAATTCCGACGAACCCCAGGCGTGAGTGTTCATAAAGTCGAGTTCGCCTTGGTGCTTGACTGCGATCTTTCGCGTGGCACCGATCCGTAGGCCGAGGTCATTTAGCTGTCGGGAGAAAAACCAATCTTCCGGCTCAACCTGCGGGCGATAGCAGTTGAAAGGCACATCGAACACGATGCGATCATTGATCTCGAAATGGACCTGTCGGCACCAATTTTGATCCCACCGGCAAACCCAGCAGCCAGTGTTAAGCAACAACGGCTTTCCGAGATCATCCGCCGTGAAAGTTTCCGGCAGTTTGAAAACATCCTGCATAGTCAGGCGGCAGTTGACTTCCCAGTTGTCGCCCGGCTCATGCAATGAAATCGAAGTCAGCCCGCGATGATCTTTGATCGGAACCACGACACCCAGCGCGTCGAGTTGCTTGGCTTCCAGTTCATCGATCAATTTATCGAGCCAGAAATCTTCTGCCCCTATGTCGTCGTGTAGCATCGCGAAGTAGTCAACCCGCTCGCCGCGGTGCGACATGTTCAGTGCCGTACACCACAACTTATTGAAGTTGTTAGACAGCAATGAACCGGCCGCGTATTCAATGCAGACGTTACCGACAGCGGACGCGCGCCAGAGCGCACGGCCGGCGGCGGCTGTTTGCTTTCCATAGCCGGGCATTCCGAGAAATACACGGCGGCTGTTGCGGTCGGTGGTCATTGTCGTGCTGGTGCAGTGATCTCGGATTCCTTGGCGACTGCCTTGACCTTGCCCGCAGGCTCGAACAGGGCTTCGTATTTCTTCGCCAGCATCGCGGCGGCATCGTCTGGGATGTCAACAACAGCACCAACGACGCATTTCTTCGGGTCGATGGAGCAACGGCAGGCTGTATTAACCGCCCGTGCGTCGTCGCTTCCCAGGTTCCCTAAAAATCTGACTTGCATTTGAAAACTCCAGTGACAAGGTGAACCACCCGCCGGGACTCACCTTGTCGGGAGAGTCACCGGACGGGCGGCGAGGATTGATTAGGAGGAACCGCCATCGGCATAAACGCCGCCGCGGTACTCTTGGCTGTTCACGCCGATGTCGCTGTAGCCGCGCATCTGGCTTCCGAGTACGTTGAAAGCGGCGTCGGCCGTTTCTACGATGGGCTCGACGCGACCATTGAGGGCCGCGATTTCCATAACCGGACACTCGGCTGGATCAGCCAGCATCCAATAGCCCTGAGACGTGTAGCCGGTATAGCTGCTGTTGCTGATGTAAGGCGAGCTTTCGAGTTGGAAGCGGCCCGCGAATACGTTGGCGTCCGACAATCCGGCCGTTGCACCGCTGGTCAGCTTCGACTGCGGATACATCAGGGCTTGGCCCTTGTTCTTCAGCGCGGAAGGAACAAGGAGAATCTTCGCCATGATCCCCAGCGGCTTTCCGTCTGGGTCGGTCTGGTTCATAAAGATCGTTTCGGTCGCGTCAAGGCCGGCAACCGTCATATCGGCAACGCCGGTGTTGATGTTGGAATTGCCGGATGCGAAGAAATTGGCGCTCACCAATCCGAGGAACTTTGTCCACCAGATGTCGTTGAGCTTCAACGCGCCGCCGCGACCCATTCGCCGCGGAGTGGATATCAAGCAACTCTGATCGTCGTTGATGTAATCCGTACGAGTAATCGCCAGGATTAATCCGTAGGTGTCGGCCTTGTTGGTATAGGTCAAGTCGGCCAGCGCACCGTGCTTGAGTTCTCCGTCTGGCCCAACCTTCTCGAATTGCAGATGTCCGGTAAGGCTGACGGTCGTGATTGTCTGGAAGTTGCGAACTGGGCGAATGTTGGAGAGTTTCAGCGGCGTCAAATCAACCGCCATCCACCCTTCCTTCATGAACTTGTTGGCCGTTGCGGCAACAATGTTCGCGATGTTAATCGGGCTGAACCCGCCGCCGCTGGCCTGAATCTGCCGCCCGCCACCCATGCCGTAGGCGTAGTTGTGAATTTCCTTCGTAACCTGCGTGGTCACTGGCCCGCGGTATCCGTTCGCCTGAGCGGCGGTAATCATCAGCTCGTTGAGGCTGATGCCCTGCGGGAAGCGGTCATGCGCCGCTTGCAGTTCTTCGTCCTTGAATTCGCTGTTGAGGTTTGCAAGTCGGCCGCTTTCGCAGAGAGCCGCCGTAAGAATTCGGTCATTCAGGCCGCGATCGCGAGTTCGGGGGGACGGGACCGTATTGGCCAGCGGAATCATCGACTCGTACATTTCGCTGCGGAATTCCTGCGCAGACATGTTCGCTTCGATGGCATGATCGACCATCTTCTCGATGGCTTCGATGTATTCGAGGTCGTCGCTACGGCGCTCAATGAACTTGCCGGCGATGTCGCGAATATCGCCGCGCCGCTTGGCTTCGCTCTTGCGGGCCTCGAAAGGATTGTCCGACCCTTTGATGGTCGTCGTCCGCTTCCCTTTCTTCCCGTCGAAATCAGCCTCCAGAGCTGTCTTCTGTTCGTCGCTGAGCGAGTCAACATCGAGCAGCAGAACGTCGCTCGCCCATGCTTTTACTTCGGCCTTCATCGTCTTCTCCTTGGTAGAAGCGGCCGAGGCCGCGATTGTGACTGTGGTGTTGTCGTCAGCTCCGTGACTGACGAACGCAAATCCCTTGAGAGTGCTTTCGCGCGCCACGTAGAGGGCGCGACCGCGTGCCGGCGGGGCGGTGAATTCCTGACCGTTGACTTTGATCGTTGTCCCCGGCTTCACTTGCTCGATCTTGGTCGGTGCTGCCTCGACACTGGCCTGCCAGACAAAGCCATCTGCGGCGCTGGCAACAACTTGATCGCGGGCTGGAGTCGCAGCAGACGCAATGCCGGCGAGGTTCAGTTCCTTGAGGTCATTGCCGATTGCGTTTACGTGGCCGACTCGCTGCGATGTCTCGTGGTCGAGGTTGGCAATTAGCGACTTGCCGGTTTGCATTCCGGCGAGGTCCATAATCACGTCCTCGTGCGAGTCGCCGTTGCGAAGCGCGCCGGGGAGGATTCCGCCGGCATATGCCAGGACGTTGAATTTCGCCGGTCCTTTTTTCTCGCCTTCGGTTTCGCCAGCAGTGATCGTCACCGGGACCGACATTGCGATAATCTGCTTATTGGTGCGCATGGCCGTTCGCCTTTCCGTTTGCGTGCAAGAGGCGATTAATGGGCAGGGATGCGGCTGCCGATGCAGGCGGCGCGAGCTTGGCAGCTTTCGCTGCGTTATCGGCTTGCTGCTGTTGGGCTGCGGCTGCATCCATCGACGCCTGCTGGTTCTGTGCGTTGAACGTCGCGGTGCGGAGTAGCTTTCGCATTTCGGCGACGTTTTCAGACGTCACGTCCCCGAAGTAGTCGCGAGTCATCTTCTCCAGGTCATCCTCGAAGTCGCGCCCGCCCTTGCTATATAGTTCGCTTGGGAACGTCTCACCGCTGCGTAGCTTCGTTTGATTCGCGGTCGCTTCGGTCTGGATGTCCGCTACGGCATGTTCAGGCCAATCCCAGATATGGGCGCGGGCTGCATAGCTGATGGCGTCAGGATTTCCACCGAGCCACCCGAAAGTCACGACCGCAAGATCGAACCACGCACCAAAGAGCGGGTCCAGAACTTCGTCGTTGCAATCCTCTCGCTCCACGTCCAATTGCACGTAGTACGTTTGATGGTCGAGTCGGCCAGAGGCGTAGTTGTAGGACGCGCTATTGCACTTAATCTTGTTGAGCGGCATAGACTTTGGCCGCCCTTGCTCATTGATGAGCGAATCCATGAACGATTCGTAGGTGGCGTTCGGATGCTCCGACTTCATCTGGCTGGCTTTCCAGCCCATTGGAAGAAAGTTCATCATCCGCCGCACGATTTCCCAGGTCGTAAACGGCCGCACTTCGTCGGCGGTGTCCGGCTGCTGGTTTGTTTCGATCCACAGCGCCATTTCGGCGGCAGTATCAACAGCGGTTAGCGTCGATTCACGCAAGCGGCGGGAAGCCACACCTACGTTCAGAGTGCTGGAACATTCGGGTACGGCGCGATGCTGGCCGGGGCGGCGGAGCTTGAACCAATGCAGAACGCAGTCAGCGGAGATTTGCTCCGGCTCAAGGTTGATGATGATCGCGTTCGTC